TTATGGGCGCTTTTTTATTCTGCAAACGAGGTCTTCGTGATTTCCTATACTTCCCCATGATGTGATCTGATTATGTTTCACAAGCACAACCGCGTTTGCATAATCCTGATCGTATTTCAGACACCATTCTTCAAGCAGTTCTAAGATGCAGTTCATTTCTTCTTCGGCATCTTTCTTTACCTCTTCGTCCATTTCTTTGTTCACCTCCTTAGATTGGGCCTGCCTGCAAGATGTAAATGATCACAGCCATCACCGCGTTTAACATCATGCTGGCAACCGTTACCGCGATCAGACCTCTTGCAGCATTGTCTCTTTCTTTTCTTTTGCGCTGGATCTTTCGTTTCTCCCGCTTGTGATCCGCTTCCGGAAAATTTCTCCGCTCGATCGGGATCAGTGACAGTTCCGGCACTGTCGGTAATTTAATCTCTTCCATGCTTGTCTTTCCTTTCTACCGCTTACGCGGTTTTCTCTTTTCGTATTAATGCTTCTCTGATAATCCGACTGCATGTATCTACGCTGCTTTGGATCTCTTCTTTCGTGCGATTTACATAACTATCGTCATGCACTCGGATTGTTGCTCCTCTTATATGGATTTCTTCAACAATCACGTTCTTCACCTCCTGTTTATGTTTATGTTTTAAGGTTTGTACTTGTTGCGTTGTCCTATGATCCTTTGCTATAATTTGGTTGATGGAAATATCGTTACGCCTAGCACAAATGAAAAGGGGGATATTCTATGCTGAATAGAAACAGCAAACGATTTTTGAAATTTTTAAGACGCTCCACTCCTGATTATGATGATCGAGTAATCTCTTATGAATTTATCGAAGAAAACTACGATCGCTCTATGCAATCTGTTTTTGCTACTGTTCGCTATCTTGACAAACTCGGTTACATCGAAATTGCAAAGGTGAATGGGTGTTCTTTTGGTGTTGTCCTTACAGAGCTCGCTCTCCATCCCTGCGAATTTTCAGTCGTTGAATTGAAGCGGTTTCTTTTCCGAAGTGTTTTCACGCCTGTTGTCGTTTCCATCGTCACCACGCTTATTACGTTGTACATAAGATCGTTGTTATGATCGAAGTAATCATACTTACAAAAATAATCCATAAAAAATGGGTTATTTTTTTATTTTGTTCTTCAATTCGTTTATCAAATTCATCCACTTTTATCTCTCCCGTTCTGTTTTTTTGTACTTGAGTAAAATTCGTTGATTTTCTACCGGCTGCGTCTTATCTGCGTGGCTGGTATTTTCATAATAGTTGCCTTCTCCGTTTTGTGTGATTTTGAAATTCACGGCGTGTTTTATATCGCTCGTGTGTCTACACTCTGCTTCTATTTCTTCTTTTTTTAAATTTTTGTAGCACATTCTCTTTGGACACGATTCTATTTCTCCGTCACATAAATAAAAGATTTTCTTTTCCATCTATACCACCTCCTCTTCATCCTGCTTTTGTTTTATTGACTTCTCCCGATTTTTCTCCTATCCTATTAGTACAGGCGCTGGCATTCCGAGTACAAAAGAAAGGAGTTTCGCAAAATGAAATTAAATCCAGATTGTATGCGTGATATTCTGTTTTATTTAGAAGAACATCTTTCTATAAGCGAAGAGCTTGAATTTGAAGAAATCAGTATGTATGCTCTCGCTCAACACCTTGATTATCCCATTCAAGAACTCGCCAACACGTTAGTCATCCTTACCGAAGCTGGGTATATTATCTCTATCCGTAATGATAATGATGACCGTATTGCAGATCTTGATGTCTATCGGATTACGTACGACGGCTATCAGTTTATTGAGACAATCCGTCCCGAACCAGTTTGGGCAAAAGTAAAATCTACTGGTAAGCATATAGGTTCGTTTTCTATCGACGTCATCACGCGAGTTGCTACCACCGTTTTAACCTCAATGATTAATGGCTACCTGACCGGTGCGTTAAATCTCTGATCATGTTTTTCACTACAAAGCCGGTGCACTCTTTCATCTCTTCTTTACTAGGAACCTTGTGCCGGTTTTTCTCCATGTAGTAAATCAAAGCCAGCGTCGACACTTTCCATTTAAGACATCCAATTGCAAAGAACACCGCCGCTACCAAAAATATAAATGTCCACATCTACGTCACCTCCTGTTCCATTTTTTGTTCTTGCTCCGCGCTCATAGCGTCACGAGCTTTCAGCATCTCTGTTCCGCCTTTTACGATGAGTAGGCTTTCTTTATTTAGGTGCTTTAAATTCTCCACTGTTTCATCAATAAGTTTTTTCTGTTCTTCACTCATTTTAGTTATCACCTCCTTAAAAATTTGATATAATTTTCCTAACAAACGATGAAAGGAATGATTTTATGGAAAAGTCAGTGTCTTTAATTAACAACTTAAATTCAAACACTAGATACCTAACTTATGATGCCGTTGAACAGTGTCCAATCTGTAAAGCTAAAATTAGACCAGTTCATTTAGCCGCTTCTTTAAATACTTCTGATACAGCAAGCGTCTTTAACTATTGTCATAACTGCAACGAAACTTTTATCACTCAATATAAAGTGCTGCGTAAAGACCCCAAAAGCAGTTATTACGCCGTAGCAAATATTGTATACTCTGAGCCGAATCGTTTTTCCAAACACGTATTTGATGAAAGAATTATCAACCTTTCTCCACAGTTTGACAAAATATATAATCAGGCTCTTGCTGCTGAATCCTCCATGCTTGATGAAATAGCGGGGCTTGGATATCGGAAAGCCCTAGAGTTTCTTATCAAAGACTTTGCTATTCATGAACATCCTAATGAAAAGGAATCTATAAAAGTTAAGCCTCTCGCTCAATGCATTAAGAGCTATATCGCGAACGAAAGCATTACTACCCTTGCCGAACGTTCCGCGTGGATTGGAAATGATGAAGCCCATTACATTCGTAAACAAGAAGATCGGGACGTTTCCGACATGAAGAATTTCATCCAAGCAATCGTATACTTTATTGGAATGATACTTATTACAGAAGACGCAGCTTCTATGACTCCGAAGAAGTAGGTTCGCTACTGAAATCAATATTTAATTCAAAATGCTGAAGCTGATCGATTGTTTTCTTCAGTTGGTCAGCTTCCGTTTTTGCCTGTTCCACTAACTTTCGGAACTCGAGCATATTTCTCACCTCAATACTCAATCTACCAATCGGTACTCCTAAGCCTTTACCTCTCTGCTCTGAATTGTAATATCCTTTCGTTTCTATCATCTCCTTTCTTTGAATCGTGGTTGTTTGTTGCTATGCTGATATTATATTTCGCTTTGCTTAGTTTGTCAATCCTCTTTATTACTTTTTTGTTGCAAAGCTAAATTTTGTGTGTTATGATTGTTTCATAGAACGGAGGTGGTAAAGTGATTAATAATATAGAAGACGGATCGGCTGAAAGATTAAAAGCGTTGCGGAAAGCGCTTAAAATGACTCAGGTCGAATTTGCGGAAATTATAAATTCTTCAAACGGTCATGTTTCGGATATGGAGAAAGGACGTAAGAATATAACAGACTCTACAATGGATTTACTAGAGCTTAAGAAGAATGTAAATATTGATTGGGTGAAAACGGGAAGAGGTGAAATGTTTAATGAACTTCCCGAAGAGGACGAAGTCGCCGCGTATGTCTCCGATCTTCTGGAGGATGATGAGAAAAATCCTTTATACGATATAATAAAGGAGATTATGCATACATATAGCGAACTGACGCCAAAGTCTCAAGAGGTGATAAGAGATTTTAGCGCGCAGCTATTAAAAAACCTAAAAGAAAAAGGAGACTAACGTCTCCCCTTTTTGTCCAAATGTCGCTTGATTATGGTGTAGATCTGAAGCAGGAACTTCTTATCAGTATCATCTACTTTCTTCATCATTTCAATGACAAAGTCTTTGGATATGTTGTTCTTCATGACTATGTACCCTCCCAACTGCAAAAACACTTGTTCGAAATTCCTTGATGATATGATAGCACATTTTAAATCCGATTAAAAGGATTTTCCGAACATTTGTTCTATTTTTGTTGGTAAGTATGTGGATAACTTGTTGGCAACTTCCACACCATCTTACCTGTCCCTATTAAATAAACAATCTTGGTGCTGGAAACATACGGTAAATGGTGTTGGTAAATTTTGGTAATTTTGATATAACCGCTACGGCGATTATATAATGTGGTGTTAAAGGAACAGGGGACAAAAGAAAGAGAGGGAAGTAAAAACGCTATGAAACAAAAAGAAAAATATTTTTTCGATAAAAATGAGGTCATCGGAAATAAAAAAAGAGCTATAAAAACCCTTAATGAGCTGCTTGAAGCACACATTAAAAAAGCACCTGAAGACAGCACAACAGAAAACGATTCCCATCTCAAAAAAGTAAATCTGCTTTCGTATTGGATCAATACATATTGTAGATTTATTAAAAAAGAAAAAACATTTGATGCTTCAAAAAATAAAGTATACAAAAGAGGTGAAATTATTCAAGTTGACCTAGGCTTTCGTATTGGTCATGAAGAAGGCGGATTGCATTATGCGGTTGTTTTAAATAAAAAAGACTCCCCTTATTCCGATATATTAACCGTACTTCCTCTTTCATCTAAAAAAGAATATACCACACCTAATAAATTCACTATTGATTTGGGAAACGAAATATATGATAAGCTCCATCAAAAGTATATGCAAAAATTCAATAATTCAATTCAAGATGTGAAAGTATCGCCAAATCCGGTGTATGCCGGAGAGAAAATAACGATAGCTTTTACAGTAGATACAACGGAAGCCGATAAGGTGCAAAAAGAAATTGATTTAATGAAAACTGGAAGCATTGGCTTAGTTTCTCAAATCACAACAATTAGCAAAATACGAATAACAAAACCTTTGCATTATTCCGATGCTTTTGCAGGTATAAAATTAAGCGATGAAAGTTTAAATATAATAGATAAAAAAATCTGCGAATTATATATTGGTAAATAATTATAGTATAAAGTATTGACTTTTGGGGCATACCAACATATAATGTTATAGAACAAAACACCTTAGCGTGTATAACATTAGGACAATGCAGTTTACCTGCACAACTTAGACCCCGTAGTAATACGGGGTCTTTTACGTTATACGAAATATACCCGACACTCCCAAAGTCGCCGGAGCATATACGAAGGAAAATGTATTTACCAGGGTAGCCGGAGGACGAGCTTCCACCCATTCCGAGAATCCTGTGGAGGGGGGGTGGTAATTATGAGTACATATGAAGAACTCAGTTTGATCATAAGCATTGCGCTTTTGGTTGTAGCCATTCTGAATTATACGCATAAAAAATAGCCGTCCTGCCCTGACAAAGCTGACGACTATTTCTTATAGTTTTTTAAGTTGCACCGGAGCGGGTGAGGTGCAGTCACCTTCCGGCTATCCTGTTAAGTACATTATAGCAAATGTACCATAAATGTCAACTATCTAGATTTTCCAAATAGTTAGAAAGAGGGTGTGATAAATGGATGATTTTGAAAACAAATTAACTGAATTACATGATCGTGTTCTTAGTAAGGCTCTTACCGAGGATGAACAGAACAGCTATACCGAATCTTTATTTGAATCCATTAAACATATCAATGAATATGGAGAGGAGTTTTGGTACGCAAGAGAACTTCAGCGTGCTCTAGAATATACTGAGTGGCGCAACTTTTCTAGAGTTATTGATAGAGCTGTAACCGCTTGTGAAAATAGCGGAAATGATGTCTTTCATCATTTTGTTGAAGTCAACAAAACGATAGATATGCCTAAATCTGCAACAAAAGAAATTACAGATTACGCACTCTCCCGCTATGCATGTTATTTAATTGTACAGAATGGCGATTCCCGGAAAAAGGTGATTGCTCTCGGTCAGACATACTTCGCCGTAAAGACAAGACAACAAGAATTAATAGATAATTTTAACGAATTAAATGAAGACCAAAAGAGATTAGCTATCAGACGTGAAATGGCAGAGCATAATAAATTATTAGTAGAAGCCGCAAAAAATGCAGGAGTTGAAACAAACCTTGATTACGCTATCTTTCAAAATTATGGGTATCGTGGTTTATACGGTGGTATGGATGCAAAGGCTATCCATCACCATAAGGGATTGAAACCATCTCAAAAAATCCTTGACCATATGGGATATGAAGAACTTGCCGCTAATTTATTTCGCGCCACACAAACAGAGGCTAAAATTAAACGTGATAATATACAAGGGAAAGAAAATGCCAACCAGACGCACTATAACGTCGGTAAAGAAGTTCGTGATACTATTTCACGATTAGGGGGAACGATGCCAGAGGATCTCCCCACCCCAACTAAAAGCATTAAGCAGATCGAACGCGAGCAAAAGAAACTGGAAGATAGATAGAAAAACCGCCCCTGCGTCAACAGGAGCGGTCAACACGCCCTCTCCGCACAGCAGAGATAGGACGGCTTAACTATAACATCTCCGGAGATGCTACAGCATTCCAACCAAAAAATATTGTATCATCTTCGGTCAGCTATCGCAATCAGAACATCTGTTTTTGATAGCTGTTATTTTTATACCTTTTTACATATAATTACATAGGAGTGTGATGCAATGTCTTATTTTATTTATGCTCGTAAATCAAGGAAGGATGCTGATCTCGAAGCGTTGGGAATCGATGTGCTCGAGCGCCATATCACCACTTTGCTGGAGCTTGCCAAAACGCTGTCGCTTCCGATCGGGGCAATTTATCGCGAAGTCGTCTCCGGCGACAGTATTGATTCCCGCCCGGTGATGTCTCAAGTGATGGCCGAAGTAGAGTCTTGTATGTGGGACGGATGTCTTGTTATGGACGTTGACCGCCTCGCCCGCGGAGATACGATCGATCAAGGGCGGGTACAGCGTGCATTTTTCTACTCAAACACAAAGATCGTTACTCCTAACAAGACGTATGATCCGGCAAACGAGTACGATAACGAATACTTTGAATTTAGTCTGTTTATGAGTCGCAGAGAATACGCAACAATTAAGCGCAGGATGCAGCGTGGCAGAGAACGAAGCAGCTCTGACGGATATTATGTCGGAAATATACCGCCCTACGGATGGCGTCGCGTTATCGCTCCTGATGGTAAGCACTTCTCTCTTGCTCCCGATCCAACCGAATCCCCCGTGCTCGATCTGATGTATGATCTATGCGGCAATAAACAATACGGTTATCAAAAAGCATGTACTCATATGGCCGAAATGGGAATTTTATCAAGAAGCGGACGCCCGTTTACGCCGTCCACGCTAAAAGGAATTATATCTAATCCGGCAAATATCGGAAAAGTTCGCTGGGGACATCGGAAAACGGTTCGTACGGTCAAAGATGGAAAAATTTCCCGTTCTCGCCCGCACTCGTCAGATTATATTCTTGCCGATGCAGTTTGGCCGCCCCGGATCAGCGCGGACCTTTTCCAGCGTGCCAACCAGCCAAAGGGTAGCTGCTCCGCCCCGGTGCGTGATGACAGACCGATCCAAAATATTTTTGCCGGTCTTGTCCGATGTTCCCAGTGTGGTCGGCTGATGGTTCGTAAAAAAGCGCATACTAAAACGCCTTATGACATTCTAATTTGTCAATATACTGAATGCCCTACAGTCGGTATCCGAATTGATGAGTTAGAGCTCGCCTTGTTGGAATGGCTGCGAAATTACGTAGATAAATACGAGCTTACTGATGCGTTACCTGAGGACGCGGAGAACGTCGCCGCAAAAGAAGCGATTGTTAAGAATTTTGAAAAAGAACATGAAACGCTTTTGAAGCAGCGCGAATCTCTTTTTGATTTTCTCGAGCAAGGTATCTATACGAAGGAGATTTTTATCGAGCGGTCAAACGCTCTCGAACAACGTGTAAAAGAATGTATGGAGCACATTATCTCCGCGCAGAACGACCTTCACGCCACGCTCGCACTGCAGGCAAACCGTAAAAACTTCGTTCCGCGCTGTAAGAATTTACTTGGCGAATGGGGTAAGCTTACGATTCCTGAAAAGAACAGCGCTTTGAAGGTTTTAATCGAAAAAATCATGTTCACAAAGACAAAACGAAACAAAAAGGGGCAGGATCGTTCTGATTTTGAAATTGATGTGTTCCCAAAAGTGCCGAAATAGCGGCGTTTTTCGTTCGTTGCATCTTCTACGAGCGAAAGAACTCGCTCACATGGAAATGGTATGCGCCATCGTTTATCAGCTCACCAAGGACCTTTCTCCGGAGGAAATCGAACGCTCCGGATTTGCTCCTTATTATGTAGATCACACACTTGCTCTCTGGCCACAGGCAGCAAGCGGCGCCCCATGGACAGCAACTTATTTCCAATCAAAAGGAGATCCCATCACCGATCTTCATGAAGATCTTGCGGCAGAGCAGAAAGCGCGTACAACGTACGATAATATTCTTCGTCTCGTAAAAGATCCTGAAGTATGCGATCCGATCCGTTTCTTAAGACAACGTGAAATCGTCCACTACCAACGTTTCGGTGAAAGTTTACGCATTGTACAGGAAAAACTCGACAGCAAAAACTTCTATGCTGTCAATCCCGAGTTTGATAAATAA